AAAATCAGTAATTAGATGCGCTTATTTGGATCTGCTTGGAGCGATTCAGGCGATGCGTCAATTAGATATGCACGCCCACGACTGGGAAGCCCACGAGCAGAGCATTGAAGAGATGGAAAAGTACTTTCCCGATGTCATTGGATGTTTAATTGAGGAGAATCAACAATGAAACACAAACAATGCAAAGCAGATCAGACTAACATGAGCAGTCTACGGGGTTATGTCAATGCCACTTATGACGAATTGTGTCGCTGTTTCGGTGCGCCAACGGTCTTCATTGGCGATAAGACCAACGCCGAATGGTGCATAGAATTCGAGGATGGCTCAGTCGCCACCGTTTATGATTGGAAACTAGACAATATACCATTGGAGCCTTACCGATGGCATATAGGGGGCTTTGATGCCTACGCTGTTGCATCGGTGCATGAAGCCCTGATAGAATCTAGACTGTCTCACTTTACCAATAAGCAAAAGGAGGTTTTATCATGTTACTAACGAATAAAGAAGTGGTTGAGATTTTAGACGAAAGGCTAGACTATAGCGATTTTGGCAATTGGCATGGAAACGAAGACGATTTGATTGAGTTTGCCTATTATGTTGTGAAAGCAGAGGATGAAAAACGGCTTAAGTTAGCCTATGAAAAGGATCGGCTCAGAGACACCTATTTCAGCGAATCGATGAGTGCCTTTGATGCCTTAACGATTAAAAAGGAGCAGACATGATCTATAGAGCATATTACGCATCATGGAATTTCACATTTGAGGGCTTTGGCAAGACCGAAAAACAAGCGAGAGATGCCTTGCAGCTCGCACTTGAAACCCACACAAAGCAATACGATTGCGATCCTGATTGGTACTATCCAAGCGATATTGAGGTCTGTAAATACAAATTGGGGGTTCCTTACCGTGACAGAGGGGAGGTTAAACTTGAAACTGAAGCATCTTGATCTGTTTAGTGGCATCGGAGGTTTTTCCCTTGGGCTAGAGCGAACAGGAGGTTTTGAGACTGTTGGCTTTTGCGATAGTGACAAGAAAACCCATTTGGTGTTAAAAAAGCATTGGGCTGCTGTGCCCATATATGATGATGTATCTACTTTGAAAGGAAGTGATCTTGGAACAATTGACATTATTACAGGAGGATTCCCTTGCCAGGACTTGTCAGTCGCAGGAAAAGGGGCAGGACTTGCAGGGGCAAGAAGCGGTCTCTGGTTTGAATTCCACAGGCTCATCAAAGAAACGCAACCGAAATGGGTCATCGCAGAAAATGTCGCAGTTCTTCGCTCTAGAGGATTGGATCAAGTGCTCAGGAGCCTCGATGAGATCGGGTATGATGCGGAATGGCATTGTATACCCGCTTCAACCGTTGGCGCACCTCACCAAAGGGACAGGATCTGGATTGTGGCGCACCCCAGACACGGGGGCGGGAGGCACTTCGGGTCTTCTGAAGAAAGGCATCACGCATCGGGCGAATGGGCAACCGATTCAAATTCGATTGGTGGACCAGGTGGTCAATCCGCATCTGTGGCCTACTCCACAAGCATCGGATCATCGGGACAGGGGGAATTTGAGCAACCCAAGTATCCAACGCAGATTGTCTCTAGGGAAACAATTAAACCTGAGCATGGTAGTGTCTCCGACTTCTGGGAAACTGAACCCCAATTGGGTAGAGTGGCTGATGGGATACCCAACAGGATGGACAGACTTAAACAATTAGGAAATTCTTTAGTGCCGCAGATACCTGAAATGATTGGGTATGCTATACTTCAACAAGAAAGGAACCAATAATGCGCTGCCGATCCTGTAATGAAGCATTGACGGATTATGAGACAACTATTCGGTCAGTTTACACAAGGGATTATCTGTCCATGTGTAGACAGTGCCTAAAATCGATTAAAACAGACCTCTGTGCCGTTGGCAATGTCAGTTTGATGTCAGAGATGGACGAAGTCGAGGAAGGCACTGAGAGCGATTTAGACCCCTTGACGGGCATTGATGGTTTTGATGATGGTAACGATGACCCTTGGCAGTCCCGATAGCACTTGGCACGATTCTTGCTATTAAAGACTATATTGACTAAATAGTCTATTATGAAAGAATATTTTAAAATCTTTACTCTATAGAGAGACAATAAAGAAAGGTAGCACTCAATGGAAAATGATGACTTAGAACGGATATATTGGTTTTGTGTTTCTGATTGTGTTGATCTATTAGCGCATGGCTCTACCGATATTGAGACCTTATTAAATGATGTCTATGAGGCTTTGAAGCGCACTAAGCCAGAATCTGGTACTTGTGTAGCTTTGCTGGCTGTGCTGGATCAATTAGCAGAGGAAAGGACTAGGATCAATGCAAACTCAGTCTAAATTTGTAAAGCACATAGCCTGTGAGGGCTGTGGTTCCTCTGATGCCCGTGCTGTGTACTCTGACGGCTCTGAATACTGTTTTAACTGTAAAACCCATAGCAGGGCCTCAGACGGCTTTGCTGACCCAGGAAGGGGTAAGGTACTACCTATGACTCAGAAACCCGTTGTAGAGCCTCTAAAGGGCATTAGCGGTCAATTCCTCAGCATACCTGAGAGGGGTATCACCAAAGCTACCTGCGAAGCCTATGGTGTCAGACAAACAGGGACAGAACACTATTATCCCTACTGTGATGATAGAGGAACCGAAGTAGCTTTTAAGATCAGATCCGTGGCTGACAAGCAATTCAGGTCTCAAGGCAATATCAAAGAGGCTACCTTGTTTGGGCAGAATAGGTATCCTGCAGGTGGTAAATATCTAACCATCTGTGAGGGCGAGTTAGATGCCTTGGCGGCTTTTCAGATGACAGGCTCTCTTTATCCTGTGGTGTCAATCAAGAATGGGGCACAGTCGGCTGTAAAGGACTGCCAAGCACAATTTGAGTACATTGACAGCTTTGAGACTGTGGTGCTTGCCTTTGATGCTGATGAACCTGGTCAGGAAGCAGCCCTAGCCGTTGCTGACCTATTCGGTTCTAAGGTCAAGATAATGAAAATGTCTAAGCCTTACAAAGATGCCTGCGATTATCTCAAGGACAACAAATCTGCGGACTTCGTTAAGGCATGGTGGGCAGCAGAGACCTATGTGCCTGATGGCATTGTCGCTGGCTCTGAGTTGTTCGAGTTGGTTATGCAGCCCTTGCCTAAGGCACAGGCGCACTATCCCTATGCTGGCCTCAATGGCATGACAGGCGGTATCAGGCAACAGGAAATGGTAGTGGTTACTGCTGGCTCTGGCCTTGGTAAGTCTCAGTTTATTCGAGAAGTGATATGGCAGTTGCTCTGTGAGACTAAGGACAATATCGGGATTATGTTCCTCGAAGAGTCGGTTAAGCGCACTGCCTTGTCTCTGATGTCATTGGCGATCAATAAGCCATTGCACCTAGCAGAGACTGAGGCAACAGAATCGGCTAAGAAGGAAGCCTTTGATAAGACCCTTGGCTCTGATAGGCTTTTCTTTTATGACTGCTTCGGCTCTACCGCAATCGATAACATCATCAATCGGGTTCGATACTTTACCAAAGGCTTAGACTGCAAGTACATCCTGCTAGACCATGTGTCTATCGTGGTGTCTGCTCAGGATCATGGAGATGAGCGCAAAGCCATCGATGAGATTATGACCAAGCTGCGGATGATTGTGCAAGAGACAGGCGTGGCCTTGTTTGTGGTGTCCCATCTCCGCAGGCCAGAGGGTAAAGGCCATGAAGAGGGTGCATCTACTAGCCTGTCCCAATTAAGGGGTTCAGCAAGTATTGGACAATTGGCTGATATGGTGTTAGGATTGGAAAGGTCAGCACAGCATGAAGACCCAATCGAGAGGAATACTACAAGGGTCAGAGTTATCAAAAACCGATACAGTGGAGAGACTGGTAAAGCCTGTGCCGTTCTCTACGATAAACACACAGGCCGCATGAATGAGATAACGGAGGCCGCACTATGAATCTAGAAGAAATTGAAAAGCTGATAGAAACGTGGTCAATTGATGCTGACAAGATTGATCTTGATAATTTTGATAAAGATTTGTATAGCAACCCAAGCGCACGAGAAGTAGGTAGGTTATACCTAATAAAAGATTTTATGGAAGCAGGAGCAAAACATCTTGCTAGATCACAACAGGGTTTAGTTGTTGATAAGAAGTATCTTGTTGCTTGGCAGAAGAATAAATGGAGACTATTGAACAGGAATAATTGGTACTACTATAAAAACCCTAAGCATCTGTACGAAAATTATTTTAAAGAAAAGGAGGCTGCACTATGACATCCGCACTACTAATAGGTTGCTTTGCTTTTATATCATCAATACTGAAAGGTTTAAAATGACTGAATATTCTTATGACTACTGGAACGATGCTGACTACGACACCGTTGACTACAGTGCTGTTGAGCAGCTAGAAGAGCGCATCAAAGACCTTGAAGAGGTCAACGAGGAACTGACAGCACAGATCAAGGTTGCCGTTAAACTGATTAGCAAGTTTAATCATCCTGAAGATTATGGGCACTTGCTCGACTCTGATGCAAAGCGTGAAGTAATGGACTTTCTTAAAATCTATGGAGACTATCTAAAATGAAGTTAGAACTGGAGGTTGAGACCTATGTTGGACTGGGCGATAGTGGTAATGTTGAGTGTCTTATTTTTACTGATGACGGCAGCCGTCCTGCTATGAGCAT